AATATAATCCCAAACAGCTTTCTCATCTTCTTTAGATACAGTTTGTCCACCAACTTGTGCTTTAGGTAATGCGCTACCACCACACTTATGGCATGTAGATACATCATTACCACCATCTGCTGCTTTCCAAGACCAACCACAGCTATTACACTTCATTGTTTTAGTTAAAAGACCTCCTCCATATTTAGCCATTGGCACTTCAAACACTTGATCACCGGGAAACTGATAATTATTACCTGGTGTCATTATTTGACTATTACCTAAATTATCTGTCCCCATAACAGGAAAATCTACATCTTCCATTGTAATATTTCCAGATGGTATAATATTATATGGATTGTTTACATCAGGGCTATTTCTTTTATATCCATCAATACTAAACATACCAGATACATGTGTAATATATTCATTTGGCCCACCCGGTAAACCTAAACTTTGTTTATAACTAAATTTTTTTTTCATTATCTAAAGGACATGTTTAATTTTGTATTTGCTAATTTAAGTAGCATTTTTCTATTTCCAGAGACATTTCTTCTTAAAATAACTTTGTTGTAATAATGTCTAAACTTTTTATGTTGTAAAGATTCTTTTTTATAGTTTAAATTAAAAGCATTTAAATCTCTAATGTATCCATTAAGTTGTGTAATAAAAATACTTTGTTCAAAATTAGTAAATTCACCTCTATCTCTAGTTGTATCCCAAAATTGATTAAATCTATATTTTTGTTCTTCTTTAGAATATAATATTCTAATGTCATTAGTTCCAATTATAGGATATTGCAACATACCATAAGGATCTTCTTTAGGATTAAGTTCTAATTTTAATAAACCTGATACTTGTTCTGAATTATATATAATAGATTCATCAAAGTTAAAATCTAAATCATGCCATCTATCATCAGCACAGCCATTATAAAGATCACCTTTATAAACATAAGATTCTAATTGATATTCAATACTTCTTAAAGTTGTAACATTTTGACCTGTATTTTCAATTAACTCAACTTCCCAAGGATAATCAATACCATAAAAATTAGCAAATGAATCACATCTAACATTATGTCTCCATATACGACTTTCTTCATTATTTGCTGGTGTAGATAATAAACCAAAATATGAACACAATAATGGATTTGGATTTACATAAGATAAATCACCAACTAAATATAAATCATCACATTCACCTGACTCTGTAGTTACAGAACCAGAAAATTGAGCCGGTGGACAATTACATTCTATCTTTCTACAAATAGGAGGAAAATTAGAATCATAAGAACCTGTTTCTAAAGTATAATTACCATTAACATCTGAATATATTAATTCATATCCATTAGGGCATGATAAACAAGCTTGTGCAGATACAGCATCTGCTACAGCAGTAATTGTATTTGGTTGATTTGCAGCTATACCAAATTCATAAGCTGAATTATTACAGCTTATATTTGATAATACTCCTTGGTCATATGGAACAGGGTTTGTTGCTCCTGCAAATAAAGCAATTATATATTGATAGCTTATTGCACTACCACCTAACAAAGATGATTGATAAGGACAACCTACATTTGTTGAAGGAGCTGTTGAAGTATCTGTTACAAATAATATATATTGTCTAAAGTTATTGTTACTTGTTCTATCACCTAACTGAGAAATTGTTTTATTATTTAATATTGTTTGAGCATGAATTAAAGCTGGTTCAATACTTGTTCCACCACCTAACCATGTAGATGTAAACCAAATATCTACTTCCGATGGTGTAATTGTATTACTCATACTAAAACCTAAAGGATTCATTGATAGTTGGGATGAACCCCACATTGTAAAACCAACTTGAATTTTACCTGCTGCCATTCCAGAAGCAATAGATGTGTTATTTAAAACACCTTGAACAAGAGCTCTTTCTGCTGCACCAATAGCACCAGCAGCACCTCCAGTACTACCTGAAACATCAACAGCAAAAATAATATCTATAAGACAGTTTGAATTATTATCAGTGCTTATTTCATCAATTAAAACAGATGCTTTAGTTGTTTCTTGATATACTTTTTCACATTGATTTGTAAGAGAATTAAAGTTATAACCATCAGGGCAATAAAATGTATCAGATATAGTTGTTTGAGTTGTAAGAAAATGATTAATACTAGGTAATACTAACTCAGGAAACCAATCATGAAATGATATCCAAGCTTTAGATTTAGGATCGTACGATACAGTCCAAGATGCGTTATTAAAATAAAGAGGATTTCCAATTTTTAAAGGTATAGGTCTAGAATTTGGTTTTGATCTTATTACAAATTCATCATTTTCAAAAGATATATTATTTAAAAATTCTTCTTTTACAGAATAATCTTTTTTCATAAAATAAACTACATCATCATTTGCATCATATATAGTTTGACATCCAATACCTATTACAGGGTTATCAGCTAATTTACTAAATTCTAAATCACGATATTGTCTTATAAGAGTTGATGGTAAATATTTGTTAAACCAAGCTTTCATACCGGAATTAGCAATATTTTCTAATTGACCTGTGTAATGAAATATTTTACCTTGAGCTTGAGATATATAAAACACACCCATTGGTGTACTTACAACAGAACGGGCGTTTTCAGATGAACCGTATTCATTTGAAAGATCTGAATTTACAATATTTTGAAATGGTTGACTAAATAAACCACCATCCCCAATAGTAAGCTTAGTGCCTAAATCTGTTTGTAGTTGATCAATTCCTTGAAACATTTGAGGAGATTGATATGGAAAAAATATAATTGCTCCGTTTTTATTTATAGGTTTGATTACATTAACTCTATTTTTAAAATCTTTATAATTGTTAGGTAAAAATACTCTCCAAAAATCTTTCTTAGCTTCTCTTTGTGCTTGTAAAGAATAAATTAATCTTTTAGGATAATACTGGTAACAGTTTTCTGCAATTAAAGGATCATAATCTCTTTCTTGGACATTACCAAAAGAACTAACTTGAGTTATCATTTTATCAATGCTTAATGACAAATCATATTTATAAAAATTACCTTCTTTAATTATGTCTGCATGAAATAAATCATCAACGTTAGTGTACTGATAATTATCATAATGTCTACCTTTTGTTTCATCATCCCAATCTCTTTGTGCTAAATTATATTCAGATTCAACAAAGAAATCTTGTACGCCATTAACGTGAGTATACATATAGGCATATCTCATTGCAAAAGCAGGATTAGGGTCACTGCTGTTAAACACGGCTCCCATACCTGATGCGCAACTATTAGAACCTCTATCTAAATAAAATAAATCATTTGGTAAAGCGTTTTTAGTATTTGCAAAACCCAAAGTTACAATTTCATCTGCTAATTGTGTTGTATCATATTTACGTGTATCCATCCAAAATCTTGGATAAGGTATATTTATTCTTTGTAAATAATCATAAGAATATTGATTAGGTTGACCATTTAAAAAGTCAGCAAAAATTGGCATTATTGTTTTTTCAGTGTATCTATTAATATAAACATCACCAGCAAATATAGGTTTAGATTTAAATTTTTCTTGTGGTATTTTAATATCAACTAACTCTAAACAACCTCTCATTTGAATTTGTTTAACGCCATCTAATTGACCGTATTGATTTTTAAAATTATATTTTAATGCCCCATATATTGCAGAAATAGATCTTGATTGTTCTTGTTCCGGATTTTTTATATAAGTATTTCCATAATCATTAACCGTATCACCACCAATTGTATATCTTGATTTATCAACAACTAAAGGATTTTCTAATTCATTTTCAGTAGCAACTAAAACAGTCATTGGTCTAAATAAATTATTTATTTTATAACCCTCAAATTCTTGAAATGAACTTCCTATGTAATTAGAATTTAAATTTTTAGTTCTAAATGTTAAATTACTATTTCTAAGTGTAAAATTATTATAAAAACCATGTGAATTGTGTTTAAAAGCAAAATCTTCTTCACTAACAAGATTATAAAATAAATCTATTATTTCTTGAGCGCCTGTTGCAATATTTGTTTTTGCAATAACTAGTCCTAAAAAAGTACTTATAACTTTAGGTAATGCTCCAGAAGGATGTGTAACGTTATAAGTTTCATAATACTTGCCGCTATTAATACCGGGTACTCCACTTGCAAGTAAGTTTGCTTCATTATTTATTCTAAGATTAAGTTGATTAGCTAATTTACCACCTGAGTATAATGAAGCAAAAGAAGCTAAATCATCTAATAAAAGTTCAAAAATACCATATGTAATCAAAGAGGCTTCTATTGCAGCTGCAGCTGCAGTTACAGAAGATGCTAATTTCAGACCTGGAATTGAAAAAGATGTACCTCCAACAGCTATGTTTGGATCTGTATGTTGAGATAATCCTTCAAGACCATAAGATTGATTACCTTTAACTCTACTAATAGCATATCCAACACCAAATAATCCAGCAATTAAAGCACCTCCGTTTCTTAATAATTTATTTTGAGGATGATTTTCTGATTTAATAAAATGACCTATAGCACTACCGTCAAGATCTCCGTAAACTCTTGTTTCATAAGCATTTAAAAAAGGTCTTCTAAACATTAACTCTGGAGAATGAAATGTAAAATAATCTTTTTTATACCCCGTTAATGGTTTAAATGAAACTTTAGATTGAGTAAATGTATCACAACCATCTGTTCTATGATCACTGTTTTGTTTACCGTCATGAAAATAAACGTCAGGTCTTAAATCATTATAAGGATAGTTAGGATATAAACCTTTACTATTACCTAAAGTTTGGCCACCTTCAGGTATATTATATTCACGCATATTTTTAAATATACCTTTTGCAAGAATAGATTTATGACCTTCTCTTGAACCTCTTAATATTTCATAACCAACAATGTTAGTTATAATGTTTCCATTATTATCTAAAGGTGGAGATATATTTTCAAATTCAACACCTAATACTCTTATTGTTGTTCCATTTGTAGAAGATATTTGTAATTGAGATCCTATTTCTTCAGTAGGCATTTTATGATGTCTAATATTTTTACCGCATAAATTGTCCCATATATCAGGTCTAGTTGCTGGATATTTTTCAGTAGACTCCCAATAAGCCATATCACCCTTAGCTATTATAATACCGTTATCTTCTGTTGGTATAGATAAATTACTATTTGTAACAGTTGCTGTATTATAAATTTCAAAATTCATTTCATCATTAGCTAAAGAATTTAATCCGCCACTAATAGCAATTTCATTTATTACTTGACCAAATTGATTTAATCCATTGGTTTTAGGTGCTCTACCTGGAATATGATATGAACTAGATCTTTCACCTGTATTATAAATCCATCTAATAAAAAAAGCATACTGCTCATCTCTCATAAATCCTGTTTTATTACCTCCTTTATAATAATAAGAAGCAGGATACTCGGCAACAACCCATTTAGCTTTAATTTGATTTGCTAATGGTTGATAATTAAAATCAAATTGTTCTACAGGACCTTGTCTTATTAACCAATCATTTACAACATACATTGTATCTGATTTTTCATAAGCAGGTGATCTTAAAGGAATTATTTCTAATGGTATACTAATTAATGATTGATCTATATAATCAATTTCAATATCCATTTGTTCTGTGCTATATAATCCTATTTTTTTAGCTACAGTATTTTGTTGATTATTAGAAAGAATTACAAGTTCATAATAATCAAATTGCTTATCTAAATTTGATATTGTAATACGTAAAGAACCTGAAGTTCCTGAATGATCAAATAAAGATTGAACATTTGATACACCAATGTAATCTGTAACTTTTTGATTATTTACAGTATAAGCAACAAAAACTTGATATGATCCGTTTCTTAATTGACCACCACTTTCACCTTTATTTAATTTAATACACGGCGTATCAACCAATGGGGCCAATCTTATTTTTTCACAATCTAATTCATTTGTATTTTCATAAATAAGACAATCAGCTCCAGGTTTTGAAGTTATTATTTGTTTCCATGGTATATCATTTAAATTAAGAGTTCTTGATGGATTATTACCATCATCCCAATATGTTTGCCAAGAGCAATCAAAATTTTCTTTTGCTGCTCCAACAATTAAATGTTTTTTATTAAAGTTTAAACAAGGATCATTAACAAGAGTTGTATACTCACATTTACTATCATCAAATAATCCTATCTCAGAGTTTATATCATCTGTAGAATATAAGACCCATTGATCAGAATAAGTATGTATAGCACCTATAATTGTATAAGGCACTTTAGCACATTCTAAATTTGAAGGTTCATTTCCTATAAGACCAGTATCACCATCTACAGAATTATTTGCAGCATTACGAGCATGAGACCAAGCTTCTTTTGGTTGATAAGAAGATGACATATCTTTCATCATACCTTTAATAAAAATTCTAGAGTCTATACTTGATGTATTTTGCACAGATGGTTCATTTTGTTTTGCCATGATATTATCTTATTGTAGGTGTGCTTTTAAACATGTTATAATAATTGTGGTATTGAGCTTTTCTATTTACTTCCCACATTTTTTTTAATTCAGCAAAGTCAGGTGTATTAATAAAACTTAATGCATTATTTCTAGAAGCTCTAAGTCTTTGTTCTATTAGTCCCATTTGGTTACTTACATTCTCACCAGCAAACATCATATTTTCAAGTATTCTTTGCTTTAAAGCATACTCATAATATTCATTACAATAAGGATGATCTAATACAAGAAGATTACCTTCATTATCTTCCATTGCTCCTTGAAAATTTAAATATACTTTTCCTGAAGTAAAATTAGTTTTTATAAAACCGTCTTTAATTTCAGCAAGATTTTGAGATCTTGTATTTATATTTGGACAATCACATGTTGCATCATTAATAGTTGTTATCGTTAAAGGTTCAAATGTACTATAAGATCTGTATTGACTAGTTCCAACTTTTTGAACAAGTTTATATTCCGAATCACCGCAAGCTGTTAAAACACAAACATCATTACATTTAGAATCTTCACATGGTCCGGTCATACCCGGATCAGGAACATAATTAACATCTACAGTTTCAACATGTGTACCGGAAGGCATTTTTGTTTCAATAGTATATTCGTTACAAATAAAAGCATAATTTAAATAAGCAAAATCATGGGGTAGTCTAGCTTTATTATGCTCAATATCTAAAACAACTTGTTTAGTTCTATTAATTTTTAAACCTAAATCATAATTTACTCTTGTTGCAACTTTAATAAGTTGTCCAGGTTCTATCATACCCTCAAGAGCATAGCTAGAAAAATCAATCGTTACATCATTTAATAATTGATTAAAAGTTCTATATTTATGTGATACGCTCATTATCTATGTAAATTAATTTTGTTATCTGAATCTTCAGCCGGTATACTTAAAGTGTTAGTCATAACAAGCATAACTTGTTGTTCTATTTCAGCAAATAATGCTTCAGGTATATTTATTTTTTGTAAGTATCTTGGTATACATTCATCTTTTTCAGAAGTCCATTTTGAAATATCACCATTAAATACACCTTCTAATTTAATTGCATCCCATTCTATATTAGGAAAATAAAGATAACCATTAAGATACCAAAAATATTTTGTTTTGTTATATCTAAAAGATGTAGTATTACTCATAGAAGTATAAGTGCCAGGATGCGTAGGTTGTAATTCTGTAGATCCATCTATAGAACTTACTGTCCTGATTAATGGACCCCAATAACCTTCAATCATGTGAGGTAGTTTATCTTTAGTTCTTTTTATTATACAACCGCTTTTTATTCCAGTACAAGTAGCTTCTACTTTATCTACTTCTATTAATTCAATAAACGGTAAAGTTTGCCAAACTGAATTAAATTTCATTAATTTGTTAGCGTTGTCTTGCCTTCTCATTAATAATTGAGAAAACTTTTGTATCAAACTATATACATATCTGTCTGTTACAAAAGCATCTTGTACTTCAGCTTTTACTTGACCTCTTATTCTTGATATAACTTCTCCTATTGTTGTCATGATGTTTATATTTTAAATTCATCATAGTTCTTTAACGCTTCTTTAGTATTAAGAGGATCAGAGTCATACAGTTGTGAAACTTTTATTTTAGTCTGCATCTTTAAATATTTAGTCCAATTTTTTAAATATTCTTTAGACACTGTTCTTTTAAATTCTCTTCCTGCTGTGAAAGACCAAAGCTCTCTGTTTTTAAATCTATACTTTGTTGACCAATTAGTATAAAATATTTTACATATGTTGCCGTCTGTTTCCCAGTTTTTATTTCTTAATACTTTACCGTATTCATTAGATTTTGAATAATCAACATTTATAGATTTTGCTGGTGGGCATGTGCCTATAAATAAATAACCTAAAGAATCAGGTAGTTCTACACCTTCTCTATGTTTTATGACACCTTCCCATAATGCTTTATTGTATAGCTTAATTATTTCTTTTAATTTGCTATTATTAATATTTGCATATAATGGTTTTTTGTCTTTAAATTCCTTAAATGTTTTTTTGTTCAGAAAGCTTAATATTTTTTTCCTATATCTAGGCGCATTTAAATCAGGCTTTTTAAAATTATTATTCATACTATTATATTATTAATTTACAAAAAAAAGAGCACTTATGAAAGTTTATACGTTGAACTTTTATAGTGCTTGATAAGTTAACTCACATATGTTACCTTTAATGGGATCTTGCAGCTCTAATTTACCTGATCTTTTGTTACCAACATATTTATTACTGTAATGATAATAATCCGTTTTACCTAAACTAGGAAGTGTTTTTTCTACAAATCCAGCTGTTTCATTAGACGTCATATATTCTACTTTTCTATCTGTGTGAATATGACCTTTATACAATGTTCTATTAGTTGTATTACCCCATTGTTTAGGATATTCAGATGCATAAATCAAAGGATTATTTTTAGAAGATTTATCTCCGTGTTCAAATGCATTAAAATTATTATGCCATACATGCACTTTTCTTTCTTCATATTTTACATCCCATATAATTTCATCTGATTCAATTGATTTAGATAAAGCATGCGCTAAATGAAATGATGATAATCTATCATGGTTACCCGGAACATAAACAACAACTAAATTTTTACAAAAATTTTTAATGTATCCAATGGCCCAATGCATTGCATCAAATGCTTGTTTGTAAGCTTCTGTTGCACTCATGCAATTATCTAAAGGTGTGCCGCTTGTTGTAGTTCCTGTAAATGTGTCCATATTAATTAAGTCACCACCGACAACAAAATACATTGTTTCTATATAATAAATTTTATCAGCTCTACCTAACAAATCTATTATGGTATCTTCAAAGTCTTTATCAATTGTTTCATTACCTTGTTTGCCAAAATGTATGTCCTGTAAAGAAATTATACCACAAACTTTTTGTAATTTTTTTAAATTGCTAATATTTGTTTTTGGTAATTTATATGTTTTAGGTTTCCAGCTTTCTAATAATTTTTTTAAATTGTCTGTATCTGTATTTTTTAATTTAGTTACTAATGCTGAAACTCTCCAATGATCTCCCATTTGTTTGTTCCAGTATTGAGACAATTTCCATTCTTTTGTATCAATTTTAAGTAAAGATATAATTTCTTCTGAATTTTTTGGTTCATTTGTAAATGTACCAGAAACAGTTTTTTCTCCTTTATCTAAGTTTACTGATTCTGCTATTTGTGAATGTTCAGCAGCTTTGGTAAAAAACTTATCTTTTTTCTTATTGTTTTTTCTATCAGCAAGAACTTGTTTTTTTAATTTTATATAATACTCTTGAGATATACCTAATCTTTTAGCAGAATAAGAGGGATCTTTTTTCCATCTTAAACTTTCAATTATTTGTTTTGTTAAATTATTCATAATAAGTTAATTACAAAAGTTTATAAATACATCAAATATAACAAAAAATATTTAATAAAAAAGAAGGCCTCTGTAGAGACCTTCTTCCAACGTCAGTAGTAGAAAACCAACAAACCACTACTTTTTTGTTGTTATATTAATGTTTTAATAAGAATCTCTAAGGTATCGCATGTTCCGTTACCTGTTGTTGATTGTAATTTTATTTTATATTCAGTATCTGGATTTAATTCTGTAATAGTAAAATCAGAAACTGTTGGTATTAATAAAGATGTATTTGCTTGAATCCATCCAGATGGTGAAATTACCGTATCATAAAAAACATTTACGCCAATACTAATTGATGAAATACCATTCCATGTAATTGATGTTGTAGTATTAGTAATTGTTTCAGCATATAAATTATAAGGAGCATGATGCACATTATCTGCAGTACAAGCACCTAAACCCTTTGTAATTATTAATGCAAATTTTTGAATTATTTGGTCAAGTCTTTCTCCTGATTCTACTTTTAAAATACCTCCAGGTGATTCAATTTGAAATGATGTACCACAATAACTAACACATTCAGCACATTGGACATCGTCACATCTTTCATTACCAACACCACATTGAGTATAACTACACGGTGTAGTTAATGTTGTGTCTTTACATCCACAAGGGTTATTTGAACTATTACAATTATTACAAGCCATTTTAATTTATTTATTATTTTATTAATTTGCAGGACAAGGACCACCCGTTAAACTAAAAGTTTCAGTACTACTAATAATTGATCGACCACATATTGTTGTACTACAAATTGGAGATGAACATGTCTCTGTTCTATTTTGCTGAATTCCATTACAATCAATATAACTGTATGTAATACTAGTATCATAAGGAGCAGATTGCCATTCAAGACATTGAAAATTAGTTGTTGTAAATAAAACATCTGAACAAACAGATTCTTTACCGTTTATTTGTGTTGTTACTCTAATAGCATAATCAGTTAGATCTATAAGACCAGTAAATATTTCCGATATATTTGTTCCAGGTGCTGTAACATTTCTTGTTGCAGTTACAGCATTTGTAGCAACATTTATTAATTTAATTATATAAGATGCTGTATTACCAAGATTATTATTAAAAGTTACAGTTACACCATCAGGTTCAATATTAGTAGCTGCAATATTGCTTGGACATGGTACGGTTAAATTTATAGTTTTATTAATTGTTTCTTTACATTCATTTACACCGTCAGTTAAACAAAAAGCAATACTAACATTTAAATTATCAAAAACATTTAAATTAGTTAAAGGTACATTAACAGAAGTTGCTGTACCAGCTACAGCATTAAAATTAAATACACTTGAAGAAGTTAATCCATTTACATCTGTTACTATAGCATTTGTACTACCTCCGCAATCTGTATATCCCGAAGAAGTAATCGCTGTATTAAAATTTAATGCAACATTAGTTGGTATTTCCAAATTATCTTTAACAACAGATGCTGTATAGTTATACACTATTGAATCACAAGCTCCAGGACAACAATTTAATTTAATATCTTGAATAGCTTGATACATATCGCATACAACAAGCCATAAATTTTTATTTGATTCAGCTAATGTATTAGTATTTGTAACCCAACCAGGTATGGAAGAATAAGTTGAATTGCCATTTAACATATTATCACTTCCTAAAATACACTGTGCGTTTATAGCTGTTGTTATAAGTGAAGGTGATCCTACAGCAGATTCTAAATTACAATGTACTCTTTCAATCTCTAATAATAATGTAGAAGCATTAATTAATGTACCTCCAGGTATTAAACAAGAAGATAAAACTTGAGCTTCATTAACGTTATTAGCAGAACATGGTAATACGCAATTTTCTAATACAATAAGTCTAGCTTCATGATCATCTAGTGTAGTTTGAATTAAAGTAATTGTGCTTAATATGTTGCATATTTTATTACCTAGTAATATAGAAAATTCTTCAATAGGTAATACAGTTACTAAATTACCAAGATTATCATTATATTTAAGACATTCAGCTAATGTTATATTAATAGGATCCGCTGCTGCTGTTTGTGTTATGTTACATACGTAATCAATTATAAGTTGTAATATTTCTTCTAATGTGCTAGGTTCAGTTTGACCATCTGGTAATACACAAAATAAATCCAAACCTGTAAGATTTGGTTCAGTTGCAGTACTATTTATTATTAAACAAAGCTCTTCTGCAAGTTTAGCAATAACATCGCTTATTGTGTCACCGTTACATAGATTTATACAAGGAATATCAGGACCTTGCCAAACAACACAATTTGAAGATATATTTGAGCATGGATTTATGCTTCCTGTATTTGTTGGTATCATAAATATTTTATTTTACAACTAATTGATTCTATTAGTATATACTATAATATACAAAAGTTTTTATAATCAAACAAGTAGTTTAATTAAATTATTACTATTAAGCTCATACAGACCATGGCGGAGAAGATGTTTCTTTTGAAGGATTTGTAATAGACTCTATTTGTGATATAACACTTTTTTTAATATCCTCGACATCAATATTAGATTCAAGCCATTTAATAACCTCTTCTTCTGATATTTCAGAGTATGGCGTAAATGATTCATAATTAGGTTCATTAAGTTTTTGAGAACCATAAACTTGACCTGTTATTCCATTTTCATCTTTTCCAATATATCTCCAATGAACTTCTGTAATTACATCTGCAAGTCCTTTCAAAATAAATTGTTTTTCTACCGCTGGTATTGTCCATTTATATGTTATCATTATTTTTATTTTTAATTATTTAAAAAACAGCATTTGTAACTAACGTTCCATTATCTGCAACTGTAATTCTGTGTCGTGTTCCATTTGGAGATTTAATTATAATACCACTTGCAATATCTTCAATCTCTACATCTTTTTTAACATTTACTCCACCGCTATTAGAAAATATAATTTTTTTACCACCTCCTGGAACATCACTAAAAACTAAATCGTTAGTAGCGTTTAGTCTAACAGTAACCTCAGGAGTTTGACTACTCCCTAAAGAGCCAAAAAAAACACTATCTCTCGCAAATATGCCCCCTTGAACATCTAAAGTCGCGCCTGGATTAGTTGTTCCTATACCCACTCTTCCGTTTTTATTTAATGACATTATATTACCTACACCACCAGACGAATTACCCATAAAAAAGTCAAGTCTGTCCGAGTCATTTCTAATAATGGAATGTGTTACATATCCTTCAAGTATAACGCCTTTAACACCTGCAATATATGCGCCAAAAGATAAAGTTGAAAAACATTTTAAATGATTTACTTGAGAAATGCCATCTAAATCTATATAATATACTACAGACGCTCCCGTTTTGTAATATCTATTAGCTGATATGTTTACTGGAAACGTTAAATCGCTTGTGTTTTCCCATCTGCTATTTGCTTCGTTGTACATTAATATTTGACTATTGACAGGATTGTCAATATTTACATCGTGTAGTTCCCCTAACTCATATCCATTATCCACTTTAACAAATATCTTACCATTATTTTGGTGAGCATATTCTACAAACCCCACAATAATAAGATGGTTTGGTGAAATTGGTTTAACGTTTGTTAGAACCCCTGGAGTCACTGCTGACAAATAAAGTACGTCACCATCGCTCCATGTTTCTCCTTGCAATGAACCAGTTGTATTTACTTTATTAATAGTTCCTTGAGTTGTTATAAAGCCTTCTTGATTGTTATTTATATCCTCAGTGACTAAACCTATTGTAGTTGCTGAATTAGCATCAGAATTAGCTTGAGCTAAATCTACTTGTAATCTTTGACCTTGAGCACCTACAACTTTAACTGCTCTATATTGAGATTCTAATAAATTAGAGTTTGTTCCGTTTACAACTCTTATGACTTGCTCTTGTCCTATTTGTAATGTTACATTACCTCCTTTTAACCCTAAGTCTAAAGTACCGTCAGTATCATTCCATCTAACAACACCTACACCTTCTAATCCTAAAGGTAATTGATCTAAAACACCATTTCCTGTTGATTTTATTTTTAATCCATCATGTAAAATTAAAGGCTTTTTAATACCCAAGTGATGTTCATCTAAAGTAGGTTGTGTTTGTATAGGATCTATTACAGGTTCTACAGCATACATTATATTACCATAGTTATCATTTAAATAAAGATTTCTACCTTGATTGTAAAAACCTCTATTATTAAAAGCATCGTAATAATTATTTAAACCACCGTTTGTAGTGTATAAATGAACCTTACCTGGCGTAATTGTAGGAAATGATGTAGCTACATTTTTATGAGATGTAATTATTATTCTATTTGCTCTTTCATCAAGAGCAACGTATCTACCAAATCTATGAAAGTATTCAGGATCTTCATTTCCAAATTGAATTTTAATATCAAATTCATTAGTAGTTTCGTTATAGTCAAATAAATAAACTTGACCAGTAGATTCTCCTCTTGTTTTATTATTCCCTTCGTATAATCCAGTTGGGTCTGAAATGGAAGTTCCATCAAAAAGTCTTATGTAAGCATCTAAACCATCTCCTTCTTCCCAAGTCCAAGAACCTATTCCTAATGTTTTTCCATCATTTGAAATTCCCATACCTGAAGCAAACCAATCATTAAAGCTTCTATCAGGTGCTGTTATAGTTTGTTTGTATTTAAAATTAGTACCGTCATGTTGATAATAAAATGCAGCACCAAGTTGAGTTTTTTTCATGTTTAAATAAAACTCTTCAGGCGTTGGTTGAGATAAATTTGCAGGAATAGTTCCTTCTCCGTAACCAGACATCCCAATAATAATTTTAGTACCATCTCCACTTATTGAAACTGAAGCACCAAATCTAGGTTGCATAGATGCAAAATTAGACAAAATACCATTTGGTAAAGCATATTGCTGATCTTCTAGTGGAAAATTAGTTGTACTATTTTTAAAATAATCTGATTCAGCTTGACCCAGACCTCCAAGCCAATACTGTTTAGTAGTATGATAAACAATGTTATCCATAATATCAGGTGGACATAAAAACGTTTGTTCTCTACTCCAACCTCCTAGGTTTTTTACAAAGTAATGAGCTGTGCCTGCCTCAGCATAATCTCTTACAAAATAAGAAATATTATTAGTTGAGTAATCACGATAATACTCTCCAACTACAAGTTTTGTTCCTGAGTCATCTAAGTCTACTCCAATACCAAATCTACTTTCAGTTTGAGGTCCTTCTACATTTCCGTACCCTGGTGACAGTAAAACATCTCTATAATCCCAAGAATTAGTTGTATTATTCCAATCATAAGTAAATACGGCGCCTGCTTGCGTAATAATATCAGTAGTGTTTAATACCGTATAATTTGCATAATCGGCTCCTACAACCATTATTGTACCATCTCCATTTAAAGCACAACTTATACCATAATAAGATTCATTACTAACACTAGGTTCTGGATATGTCCTACACACAAAAATCCAAGTAGATCCATTCCAAGCATACGTTGTTACGCTTCCTCTATCTGCAGTATCTTCAGGATCTGTATTTCCAAATATATTACCTACAATTAATTTAGAACCGTCAGAACTAATAGCTGCTGATGAGCCAAATCCCATTCCATTTGAATCAAACCCTAATTCATTTGAAGGTCCTCCAACTATAGAACTTATATGCTGCGGAATATTATTTTTTTGAATTTCAGCATCAATTTTAATTTCTAAAAAATTTATAAATTCATCTGACTGTTCTTTTGTATAACTTGATATCCACTTCGAACCTTGCCAAATTTCTATTACTTTTAATGTTTCATTATACATTATTTGACCTTCTATAGGTTCAGAAGGTCTATTTTCAGTTGTTAAAGGTTGTATTATCGCATTAGATAATACATTTTGCAGCATATTAATATTTAAAGTTTTTATGTCAGAAAGATAAGTAAGCGCCATAATTTTTATTTATAAAATTTTTTAATTTAAATAAGCTGTACCAGTAATTGGTATAACAAAGATTATATTTAATGTATTAATATTAAGATAATTTATTTCTGCTATAATATCATTACCTTCAGCATCTTCTATTCTGACAGAAGGATTTTTACCAAGGTTATGATTTATTGTCCAAATACTTAAAGGTACTTCTTGCGTATGAACATAATTTAAATCACTTCCACTTAAAGGTTTAGCAGCTTCAAGAATTTCAATTCTATTTATTAATTCTTGTATGTCAGCAGATGTCCAAGAAACAATTCCCGCATCAGAAGCTGTTTGACAAACTTGAATATTTGCAATAGACGAGTTAACATCAGATATAGCTACAAGATTTAAATTTAAAGCATCCCAATCACACAATTCTTTTTTTATTGTAGCTGATTCTACATCTAGAATACAACACGGTTCCATACCAAAACGCATTGCTGTAAAGTTTTTATAAATAGCTGTAGCAAATTTTGTTTTAGTTTCTATAATTTTACGTGTGATTGCACTCATTTTTATTTTGTTTTAGTTACAACTTTTGCTTCATATTCTTTAAGACAAGTTTTATGAACTATTGTTCCATCAGAAGCTTTTATTTTTTGACATCCACAAGTAAATCCTTTATTACAGTGTTTACAATTCATAATATATTGGTTTTTAATTAGTTAACATCCTATAGTTTTACAAGATATTTTTTGTAATCTTTTTTTAGCGTGGTTATATAATTCCATTCCTTCACCTGGGCTATTACAATATTCTGTTTTTGCAATAGCAGCATCTATAATTGTTCTGATATATTTTATCTCATCAATTAAATCCTTTCTTTCGCTGTGAGGTTCACAACTAGTAACATCTATATGACATAAAGTTTCATAATAAAGTTTAAGTAAATTTGTTGTTCTTAAATGATTATATTCAACAAAAACTTTATTTGTTGGAGCAACGCTATATTTAATAATGTAAATACCATCTGTTAAAGCAGTTCTCATAGTTCCACAATTTTGAGTTTGCGTACCTAATAAACAACCATTTAAATTTAAATTAAAATTAGAATTTAATTTAATTAATACAGGTGTATTATATCCAGGAGAAGTAATAAGCAATTCTTCACAATCTATGTCAAGATTAGATGCATATTGACTAGTATCTTTTATACTTAAAATTTCAGAGTTTGCAACTGTAGGAACTTCAAGGCTTAATATATGTTTATTTGCCATTTTAATTTAATTATAAATATTTGCATTCTTATATATACAATATACAAAAAAAACTAATCATATTAAAATAAAAAAAAGTGAGAGATTACTCCCTCACTTTTAGTGTTTATAATTCTATTAATACTATTGATCAATAGCATCTTCAATTGCAATTGGATTTCCAGAAGAATTAGCTGCTGTAACAAGTTTAGCTAATAATGCTTCAACTTCAGTTTGAGTTGCTGTATCACTACATTTAACAAAAATTTCATAAACATATTGATCATTATCAAACACGCTAGTTGCATTATTTAATCTTGGAACACTATGTTGTACATAATAAGTTTTGTATAAAGCTGTGCGGTCTACTGCAGCAATAACTAAATCAGAACCTTCAATTTCACGCATACGCGTAGAATCAATATTTCCTTGATGATAAGGATCTTGTCCATAAGCTCCACTTAACAATAATTGTCTAAGTACAGTTTCACCAGAAGTTTGTTGCATTGTACCAGGAGTAGAAGTTGATAAACCACAATCATTACATGGGTTTCCTGTTTCATCCATTACCGATGCAATTAATTGTACAGGCTCTTTACCATAGTAATCACGTGTATCAAAAGAACAATCTCCAAATTTAGTATCAACATAAGCACCAACAAAAGTCACTTTAGCTGAAACAACGTCAGTAACTGGATCAAGAGATGGCGTATAAGTTCCATCAAGAACTTCAGCAATTGTATAAGTAGTAGCAACACCATCAACTGTTACAACAACACCACCTTCCGTGATAAAAGGAGCAACAATAGGATCAGCTAAAACCATTTTAGCTGCTTCAGCTATAACCAATGCTGGATCTAAAAAATCTTGACCTTCAACACAACAAATATTAGCTGAGTCACCAATAGCATATGCATTACGATTTAAAAAACGTAAAGCAGGAGCGCCTTTAACATCTAATCTTATTAAAAGAGAAGTATTACAAGGAGCGCATTGAGGACCAACTTCAATAGAAGCTGTAGCTGCAGTAGCAGATATACAATTAGATTCCCATACTCTAGTTAAGTATTTAGGATTAATCCCTTTAGATTTTATGGATTCTGCGTAACCACCATGGTTTTTGTTTCCACCAATAGTATCATTTGTACGCAAAGAACCCTGAACAAGGTAAGCTAAACCAGGTACAGGAAAAGTTCCAGTTACAGCAGTCCAGTTTTTACCATCAACTAATGCTAATTGACCTGCAGTCAAAGCACTTGTTTTAGTTCCGTTAGCAGCAGAAGCGTCTGTTGCTAAAAAGCTTTTATAAAAAGCATGATTAAAATAAGCCATTTTTAAAAAAATTTAAATTTATAAATAAAGTTTTTGTGCTATATGCACATACATAATATACAAAATATTTTTAATAATTCATTATGCTAAGAATATTAATTTATATTTAGCGCTATTAATTGCTAATTTAGTGTTATCAAGCTCATTAACAATTTCACTATGAGGCATAACTTTTTGTAAGTTTGCAATTTTTAAATTAATATCCCTAATATATTCAATAGCAGATTCTACATCTGGTAAATTAATCGGAGCTTGTGTTGTATATTCTAATATAACTTCGCAAGCACCTTGATATCCTTCAGCAATAACATCCGCTAAACCAGGTAAAGAATCATATATTTCATTTAAAGCTGTGTGTTGAGCATATGAACCTTCACCTTTAACTCTTAAATGTAATCTATGAAAACTTGTAGCAGCATTCATTAACTCTTGCACTAAAGTTCCTGTCATTTTATCAACCTTTTGCATTTCAGGAGTTCTTTCCATAACACCTGTTTTATAAGTCATAGATTCCATTTTTTCATCTTCTAATTCAGATTCTTCTGAATAAGTTTTTCTAGATAATCTTTTAGGTTGTTCCATTTTTTTTAATGTTCTTTCCATTATTAATTGTTTCTTTCAGCTGTTTGTTGATTAGTTTGATATTGATTAAAATTTTCTATATCTCCCGCAATTAATGATGCTGCTTCATCTAATAATACTTCAACAACATCATTTTTAAATTCGCAATTAATATCTTTTAATGTATTTTTTCCATTGTAAGGATTTTGACAACCTGCTATTTCTATAAGTATAGGTTGTCTGTAATATGTTAATATTACATCTTTAATATCAAAATCTGTTTTATAAACTCTAACTTTGTTTCCTATCCAAGTACAAAAAGTTTCACCCCATTCATAATCAGGACGTTTTAAAGGGTCTCTAAAAATTAAATCTACATTAGCTTCTTCTGATAAATAAACAGTCATAAGCCTTGGTTCTGAACAACATTCACTTGTAGCATAAGCTTTTATTCTTTTATATTCCATATAATTATCTGGAATACCTGAACTTTCAAAATAAGTATCTGTAATAGAACCCGTAAGATTTATTTCTTTTAATAAAGGTTGTAAATCATCAATTCTTCTTTTAGACATTTCATCCCCTTCACGATACATGTTATTACCATGAAGTTGTCTTCTTACCCATTCAGTTTGAGCTTTATTAAATGCTTCAACAATTTGCCAGCACTCTATGTTATCATAGTCATTGCTGGCCAATTTGTTTAATCTTTGTTTTAATTTAATTTGTAGAGTTTGATTATTCATGTTTTATGTGTTAAGCGTTCCAATAAGGTTCAACTTTAGCCAATAAACTTAATAATGTATCTTCATTAGATGGGTCTTTTAAATAATCCATAACTTCACCCGGTCTTTTACCTAATTTTTCTGAACTAAATATTGTTTCAATCCAACCAGAAGCTTTTGTTACTAAAAATCTATAATATAAAGCATCTTTTACTAAAGCTCTAACTTTTAAATCTTCCATGGAAGAGTTGGCCGCTTCAATAAATCCTTGAGCTGCTCTTTTTTTATTAGACTCATTACCATCACCATTAATAAATGCATCCATGTTTTCATAAATAACATCATTAGGTGTAGATTTAGTATATTGAACGCTATCAATATCAACAGCCTTAGCTACATACATTAACTTAGTAATATTTTTATCATAAAGTTTTTGTAACTCTACTAAAGCTTTATTTCTAAGTTTAGTATATTGAGTTCTTTCACTAATAGTTTCTTCCAATTGATCCAAATAAAACTTAGGTGCATTAACTGCTTTTTTAGCATCTTTTAAAGATTTAGCAACAATTGAAAAACCACCAGCATTAATAGCATAAATTTTTACTAAATCATAAGCATCTTTAATTGGATCTAAAAATACAGGATCATTACCACATCTTAAACTAATTCTTGACCAAAATTTATCATTATCAGGTTTAAGTAAAGTTACTTTATTCCAGAAATCTTTATCTTCAACATCAAGCACATTAGATGCTAATTCAGCTTCTAATTGAGCAACAGTTTTTCTAATTTCTTTAATCTTAGCTTCTTTTTCTGCAGGAGGTAACATTTTTACATCTGGTGCAAATTCATTTAATCCAGTAACATATCTTTTAACCCCATTGAGTTCTAAGCAAGCTAAGTTTTCTTCATGCCATACTCCGTCATGAAGTGCCATTCCATAATTTTCTAATCCCATGTTTTGCTTATTAGAATTAAAAAATGGACGTATGGCAATAGTTTTACTTTTGTTTTGCTGATACTTTTCTACAATTGTGTAATCATTCATTTTTATTTTGGTTTTTGTTAATTAATAATTTGTTTAGGTTTAATCAAATGTACAAAATATTGTACGGTTATTATTAATATTTCTAATGCTGATTTAAATCAGCAAAAGTTATTTGATTTAAATAACAAACTTTAATAATATATATTATTAAGGTGTTTCTAACGCAGTAACTCTAACAGCTAATTGTTCAACTGTTGTTTGCAATGCGTTAATGTAAGTAACTAGCTCATTAATATGAGCAAATTTTGGTATTCCGTATTCTGCTTTAGTAGCGTTTGCTAATACAGAATCTTCATTAACTTGTTTAAATTTTTTAAGTGCCATGTTCTTATTTTTTTGTAATGTTAAAATTAAAAAAAAGGGGAGATATTTAATCATCCCCTTTTTTAATTATTTAATACTAGAATGATCCGCCGGTAATTGGGTTTCTCATAACTATTTTAAGAACTTTAGTTGGATCTTTAACCCAGATAGCAGGCATTGTTTGTGACATCATTACTCTGTATCCATTAAAGTTACCAGATGAAGCGAACCCTTGAGTACGTCCCATATAATCCATGGTACCATTTTGATAGAACCATTTTAATTGGTTATCCCAAGACAATTTCAATAAGTGAATGTTATCATTACCACCGTCAGTGATATCAAAGATAATAAAGCTGTAAGAACTTAATGGACGTCCGTCAATTAATGGATTCTCAACATCATTAGTATGTAAGTTATCAAAAGCAGGATTCAATACAAACTTAACATTAGCTAAGAAAGGAATAGTAAAGCTTGTGTAAGCAAAACCATAATCTAAATCCATACCTTTACCTTTAACAGCACCAATGTCAGAAGCATTCTGAACTAAACCAGAACCATATACTTCATCAGCAATAGCTTTATTAATTAATTGCATACCACCAATACCAGTTTGTACAACTAATTGACGTTGTGGATCCGGTCCTTTGAATTCAACTTTACCTTGGTAGAAGTTATATAATTCAGATTTAAACATATCTAAAGTAAATGAAGACTTGTTATATACCCTTTTAAAAGAGTTATCTAACTGTGACCATAAACCTACTGATAATCTAATATCATCTGGACCATCTTGTTTTACTCTACCACCTTTACCCCACATAAGGTAAGTTTCAATATCATTTGCAATTTTAGATAAGTGAGCTGCTTCAAGATTAGTAACAAAAGTTCTTGATAATTTACCACTTTCAAATGCATCACGCGCTCCAGATTTACCCATTCCAGCAACTAATTCTTCAATAGAAGATACAGAAGGATTAGCAGCGTTTTGATCAAAGTTTCTCCAGATTTCAGTTACAGGAACTGTACCATCTGCATTTAAACCACCTTTGATCATTAAATCAGCACGACTAGATATTGAATAATGTACATGTGCTTCAGCTCCTCCTACAAAGTTGTAAAATTCACGGAAACCAGAACCAGTTTCAATATCAGAAAATCTTTCTCCGTATTCTCCACGGGCAGAACCTTTTCTAAAGAATTTAGTTCCTGATGTTAAATAAGCGCTATCTAATGTAGAAGCACTATTGTTATTTACTAACTGCACAGTATAGATAAAACCATCACCAGCAGGGATAATATCATCAGCTGTAATGTAAAGTTCTAAACCATTGTACTTGTCATAAGTAATAATATCACCATGTCCAAAAGCTCTTTTAGAAAGCTTAATTTTGAATGTAGTTCCATCAATACCTTTTTCACTGTTTGCAGGCTCAATGTCTGCTACTACGAAAGGTAAATCTTGCGCAATTGGTGTTTGCCATTTGTACTCACCACGAGCGTTGTCTACCATAATTGTGTTCTTTCCACCAAAAGAAGCCATTTGATAAAGGGGCATTTCAACTTTTTGAGTCATTGCCCACAAATCAACAGGTCCCATATCCATAGGCTCAGCAGAACCAAGCATTTGGGTAAGGTGATAAGAATCAACGTGAGAACTTGCTTTATAAGAAGTATCTCTAAGGAAAATTCCATTATTTAATACAGGAGTTGCCATAATTGTTAATTGTTTTTGTTTGTGTTAATATAATTGTTTACTAAAATCTTTTAAAAATATTATTATTTCTTTGAATTTTTCTGTTTGATTTAGAACGTTGGTTATCACTTTCTCTTTCTTCTACCCCAAGTGATGATCCTCCAGCATTAGCTTGTTCAGTCTTAAGTTTTCTTACAGTGCTTTCAACACTTTTTTGAGCACCTTTATCCATAATTTTAGATTTATATCCATCTGGATCAGAAAGCAACCATAATGCTTCCGAAATCAAATTATAATTTGGTTCTACAAATTGATACTTTTCTAATAAATGACCTAACAAGTTTGTATTTCTTCCACTTACAGAAGGGTAATCGGCTTTAACTAAACCATTATAAAGCATTGATTGTGTTTTTTTATCAAGCTTTACATCTCCTAAAGAACCTTCTTTAAGTGTGTTATATACATTCTCCATATATTGATGAGATGCTTGTTCTTGTTGTTGCTTTCTCATTTGTTGTTCCTCCAACTTTTTAGCAATAACTTTTTCTTGCATCTTGTCTAACTTAGGTTTAAATTTAGCAGCTTGTTGTTCAAGCTTTCCTAAGTCTTTCCAGATTTCAATTTCTTCCGCAATCTCTTCAGCATTTCCGTAACCTGTAGCTTGTAAATAGTCTTTGATAATTGTTTCTTGGTGTGATTCATTAGTGATATCTAATGATTTTTTTTCTTCACTTTGTGCAAGTGTTGAAAACAAACCTTTTAAATCTTGACCACCATCTGCTACATAACGCGCTGCAATTTGGAGTTCTTCCGGTAAACTTTCAAAGAACTGTTTTGGGGTTTCTCTTCTAACTTGATTTGCTCTTTCTTCTAAATTAGCTTCTATTAGTTCCTCCCAATCTTTAGCTGTATATTCCGCTAAATCTTTATCATCATCAAAAGGAACAATTTTATCATCTTTAATAAGTTTTGTAAATACATCATTTATTCCAGTAATAGCTTTTCTCCCTCTTGTTTCTTTATTTTTTGCTTCATCATTATCTTGATCATCTTCTTCATCATTAGATAATAATTCATCAATTAATTCTTTTCCTGTTTCTTTATTATTTTTTGTTTCAATAACTGGTTTTGCAATTTCATCATCTTGATTTTCATCTTCATTAGTATCTTCATTATCACTATCTTCATTAGGATCAGTAAATGAAAAATCAGCTTTTTCTTTTACTGGACTAAATATTGATTTTGCTTTTGATTGTTCTTCTGGTAGAGTTACACTTCCAACACCTACGCCAGGATTAAACATTTCATCTAAATCAATTTCAACTTGACTAACATTTGTTTGGTTTTTTGTTTCCATTATATTATTGGTTTATATAATTATTAATACTTACATATATAATATAAAACTATTTATTTAAATAAACTTATAAAATGCAAGTAATTTTTATCTTTTGTTGCAGTATATAGCTATCATTAGTTTTATATGTTTTTATTAATTATTTTTTATCATTTTTGCTATTTTTAAAATCATATTTGTTTTTATTTTCTCTTGCTATTTGAAGTTGTTTGTCAGCAATTTCTCTCTTAGCGTTAAGCTCTTCTCTTTTAATTTGCAGTTTAGAATTTTCAGCGCTATTTTTTATAGATGCTTGTTCTCTTTTAAAATTAAAGTCTTCACGTCTTTCATTACTACTTCTAATATCTTTCATTGCATCTTGATAATCACTTACTTTATTTTCATTAATGTCAACTGTAGCTCCATAACCAGCAGCTCTAATTTCAGCAACTGTAATATCTTTCTGACGTTCTTTTTCATTTTCATCTAACTCACTTTGCAATTTCATTTGATATTCTTCAGTTCTTGCTTGTAATTCTTTTTCTTGCATTTCTCTTTGCTGCTGCATTTCTTGTTCTCTTAATTCACTTTGTTTAGTTTCAGCATCTTTAAGTATGTCAGTTACTTCAGCAACAGAATGAGATTTAATAATATTACCTAAATCGTAAATACTAGCACCTGAAGTATTATTTTGCATTGCTAATTGCTTTAGTTGTTCTAAAGTTTGTCTATGATTTGTTTTAGTTGTAGCAAAAACATTAAAGTCTCTTAATAGTAAATCGGTACCATTCATTGTAAAATTTACTTTTTCTGCTTCACTGCTTGTATATGATAATCTTATGCTTGGATTTTTGCTGTGATAGTATTGAGATAAATCAGTACGCATTTGATGAACTCTTGGCATTAAATGATCGCAATGTTGAGTAAAGTAAACTTCAGTTTGAGCGTAGGATTGATTTAAAGCTTGGGTTATACCAGTAGCAGTTTCTTGAGCAATTGGAGCACCTAATCTTTGAGGATTAATACCTATTGATTCAAATGCTTGTTGCTTAAAATAATTAGCTAATTGTATTCTAGACATTAATCTACCAGTTTGCTCCATATTAAGAGTTTGATAATGATTAAAGTTTGTAGCATTTTCAGTGTTTGTTATAGATGTATCTAAAGGTAACATTTGAAAATCTTTCATTGCAACAAATGCTTTACTATAATTACCCTTACCCCAATCTTCTCCCATTGAATGTCTAGGTAAAGCATTCTGATCAAACATTATAATTGTACCTAATTCATCAACAAGTATATCTGCAATTTGATTGTTTACCATGTTATAACCAATCTGAAATGATTTCATTAAATCAATTAATGATGTAGATCTAGTATTACGATCAGAAAATACTCTGCCTTCAACGGGTAATTTACAACCATATAAAGTTGAATCACCTTTAAACTGAAAAGGTATTCTTCCTGGATGTGCCTTATTTATACCTAAATATATAGGGCTTATATTATCTGAGGCTTCGGTGCGCCATGTCATTGGTAAGTTAGGACCTAACTTAACACCACCCCATGTTTCATTAATCCATATCCAATCTATATGTTCACCATATAAAAGATTTTCTTTATTTTTATTTTTAAACAATGATGTATCATAAATTGGTTTTTCAGTAATAATATATGTTTCATCTATAATTTCTTGAAATACTTCACCATCTTCTGTTATTTTTACTAAATGTCCTACTTTACGTTGAGTTTTCCAATATATAGTTGATACCCTCATTAAAGAACTTTCTCCCCACGTTGGTAAATCTTCTCCTTCATTAAGAATTTTATTTAAAATATCATCACCTAAAGTTTTACCATGTTGTGTATTACTCATAAACTGTCTGTAAGACAAACTTGGTGAATCAGTATTCCAACTATGTGATTTGGTAGCATCATAGTATGCTCCATCATTTTGATAACCATTTAATTGATATTGAGCTCCTGATTTAGGATGTATTTCTTGAAGTGAACGTAATTGTTTTTCATCCATTAAATAACCATACTTATCTATAACATCAGCAACCGTCATTAAATCAAGTTTACCTACATAATTTGATTCTGATATATATCTTGTATCCGGAGATTTATGATAAAATGTAAGTACGGGATTCCACAATTCAACATCATAATCATCTTCCATCATTCTAAAATGCCAAAATTCTCTATCTGTAATAAGCATATCACGAAAACCTCTTTCTTCTAACTCAGCCATTTTAAATCTTTCTTCATCAACTGTAGTTTGATGTGTGGCCCATTCTTCAACTAAAGATCTATAATCTTTAGAGAAAAATTCTTCAATTTCAGGAAGAGTTTTTAAATTTTCAGGAGCAAGTCTTTTTTGAATTTCAGGATCTTCCATGTCAGCACCCATTTCTAACATGTTAAGAATCATTTTATTAGCCGCATCAGCTAATAAATTTTCTTCTATTTGTGTTCTTTTTTGCTCAAGCATTTCATTATAAGATAAATCATCTACAGCTCTAAATTGAACTTTAGAATATCTTTTAGAAAATTCTCCTGATAATACATTTATTACACTTGGAATAATAGGATAGAATTTAAGCTCTAAAGCTGATTCATCTTCTTTAGTTAATACATCAACTAAATCTTTATATTCATTATCTTCTTCAACTATATAATCTGTTTTATCTATAATACCTTTTGCAAGTTTATAGTTTTTTAACATTTTTCTTGAATTTTGTTTTAAGAAATTCATACCTTGAACTTCTAACCAATCCAAATTCCAAGCAGCCCAATTAGCATCTTTTTTTTTAGCGGAAATAAACTGTATGGGTTGGGTTAAACTGTTGCTAGCACTATAACTACTTTCGGCTTTAGCACCATTTTTTAATTGCATTGCATTAAATACTTTCATACTTATCTAAAATTTTTATATGCTGATCTTTTGATCTTCAGACCACCAATTGCAGTTTTTCTTTTTCCTATATTACTAAACGGACTATACTTTAATTTATACAAATTTTTTGACTTATCCAAGTTATTATCGTCAGATTCAGTTCTTTTTAAATAACCTCTGTTTGATTGTTGTATTCTAACAAAAGCAATTAATGCAGAAAAAGCAACAAGTCTATCTACGTTTAACCCAGGATAATAAGCTAACATTTCCGTAAGTAACATTTTATCAGGTATTCTTTCAATACCTAAAGTTGTACTTAAAATATTACCATCAACATCTGTTTCTTCATCTATTTCTTCTCTTAAAAATTCAATTGCATAAGAAATAAGATGTTGTTTAAATAAAGTTCCTGTATTTTTCCAACCATATTCTTGATATACAGTTTTGTTTGAGCCAAGATCTTTTAGAAAAAGAATTTGTTGTTTTGGTACAAGATATTTTTGCTTTCTTTTAGCAATCATGTGTTGTATAAATAATGAAATATTATTTTCAACAAGAGTCCACGCATTAAACCATTCAATAATTAATTCTAATTGTTCATGTGTTTTATTAATATCATCATATCTACCGCACCAAGCAGCTACAATTTTATCACCTTCAATAAAGCGTTCTAAGCCATTAGAAGTTTCTCTAGTAACCTCAACACTATTCTTATAGACAAAGATTGAACAGAGAGAGTCTGAGGTAGTTGTTTTACCTTCTGATACGGGATCCACAGATGCATAATAAGCTCCAAATCCAGGATTAGCTACGGGTCTTTCCCATACAACAAGACATCCTGTTTTGTCTTGCATTTTTTTATCTACTGGAAATTTATTAATTGGTAATTTATTAGAGCGTTTTACATTAATACTTTCATTAGTTCTTTCAAGTTCTATATGCTCAAAAGCATATTCTTTATCTTCAATTTTTTTAAGTTGTTTGGATATAATACCTTGAGGAAATAAAGATTCATTTCTATAAGCAAATGCTTCTGCTATGTTAGTAGGTTTTTGTGATATACGTAATTGATATTGTTCAGCATTAAGTTCTGATTTCCATCTTTTTCTTTCTAAAGCAATTGCTTCTAACGCATCTTCAATTAATGAGTTGCCATATTTATCTATATGTGGAGGCATTGACCATTGTTCAGGTATAAATAAACCTGAAATACCAATAGTTCCATCTTTATCTAAAAGGTTGGTTTTTACAGGGTAAATATCATTGTTAATTGGATTCATTACCATATCTTTCAATGGTTCACATTGATTTAAATCCCCCACAGATCCTGCTGCAATAAACATACCTGTTGTAATCATACCCGAAGACATTGCTGGACGCAAGTATTCATATGTCTGCATCATCTTAGGTGCAATACCAGCTTCTTCATGAAAGAAATAAGTTGTTGGTCCTCCTACACCGGCTGTTGCATTTTTTTCAAAAGATGCACCCTGTATTTTAGATTTTAATCCTCTTGATGTTTTTCTATTACCTATTTTAACTTCAATTTGTTGTTGCCATAGTAAAACTTTTTCTGGATTACTTGGTCTATACCAGGCAGTATGTTCATTAAGAAATGTTTTATATTCATCTAAGAACTTCCAAGATCCTTTATCATTAATGTAATCTTTTAATGAAGCTCCTATTTTACATGTACTACCTTCTTCAAACCAATAAGTATTAATAAGCTTACCCATGTGAAAATATGAAGAAGCTATTTGACGTTTTTTTAATATAGCTGAATGTTTGTAATGTAACTCTGCTAATAACTCATATAAAGCCATATGATACTGAGCATCACGTACTTTAGCAAAACCATACTTTTTTTCTTCTTTATCATAAATAGGTAAAAAGTTTAACCACATATAATAATCACGGGTTAAATACCAAGTAAGGGGTCCATCTTTGTAAATGACCCCTTCTCTGCATTTATCTTTTTCTTCATTCCAATATATAATAAAATCTTTAGATCTAAATGGAGCTAAACAATAAACACCTTCATTATTAAATCTTCTTGCTTGTAGATTAAATAACTTTGACATTTCTGTAAATTGATATTCTCCAGGCTCTTTAAAAATTGATTTTATAAACGTAATAAAATCTTCTTGTGTTTCAAACTCTGTTGATACCCATTCACCATTATCATACGTTGGAATAATTTTAAACATTAAGCTTCTTCTATTACGGCAAAAACATCACCTATATTAATTAATAAGTGTTTTTCACCGTTATGTTTCATTTGAGTTGGTACACAAAAATCAGCATATTGTATAGTATCTCCTACTTTAATTTCTCCCGCTTCCATTACATCTTTACCTACAGCTATAACAATTCCTTTATATTCTTTTTCTAAAGCCATATCAGGAATTATAATGTTTGTACCCGGCACAAATTTACTTTGCTCTGCTGTTTTTATTAAAACTTTCTTTCCTATTGGTTTTACTATTAATTTTTTCATCTTTATTATTTTTTAATTTATCATTAAATACAAAATCATCCCAGTAACAAAATACCCAGTTATCTTTTTTTTCTAACATTTTAAATTTGATCATAAGCTAATCCAGCGCCACCTCTTACTGAACTTTGTTGTTCTTGTTGCATATCATTAAAAGCTCCTTTATAAGAGTTACGTATTTGTTCAAATTTAGCTGCTGCATTTACCATAGAATTAATGTTACCATCTCTACCATGCTCAATAGCTGTAGTTTCCATATATCTAGCTAATCTATCAAGCATAGATTTAATTCCTTTGTATGCTCTATAAGTTGGCGTTTCATAAAGCTTAATACACATTTCCATTGAGTATCTAATTTTAGCATCTTCTGGAGATTCTTCTAATCCTATTTGCTCTATAATTAAATCTTCTTTTTCATGTTCAGGTACATTAAAAAATGGGTTTAAATCTGGATTAGGGCAACTCATATAAAATAAGTATTGATATATTGACATATAAGTATTAGGATAATCTTGCATTAAATCTTTTAAAAATGTTAAAGTATAGCAATGTTCTGTTGGTATTACTTTACCGTTTTGTATGTCAAATAACTTTACTATCATTTTTTATGATCTTTAAACCACATTATAAGATTATTAACTTCATCTTTTAAATACGGTACATTATACATTTTAATTTTTTCTATCATAGGTTCTCCGTTTTCTATTTTAGAAATAGGATAACCATGAGCATCTTCACCTACAGTTTGAAATTTAACATGTTGAACTACAAGCTTTCCTATTTTTAGTTTAGGGTTGTGCTTTTTAATAATATACGCATAAATACTGAGTTGTAAGTTATAATGATTTAAATTACAATCATCTAAATTATTTACAGGTTTAAACATTTTAGAAGTAATACCTTCCCAATTAGTAAATCCTTTTTCTTTAATTTCTTTGTTTGTTTTGTAATCTGTAATGTTTATTTCACCATTAACAACTTCAACTAAGTCAGCTTGACCGCAAATACCTAAAGACTTTAAGTATACAAAATGTTCTGGATATACACCATCTTTTAGTTTTTGATCAGGTGCTGTTTTAACACCATCCTCACTTACTAAAGGTTTTATGATAGGTAATTCAACACCTTCACGACCAATTGTTTGAAGATCAAGTAAATCTGATTCACGTTGATTGTGATACCAGTTACCTAAACCGATAGCTCTTTGAGTTTCAGATTCCCATGCAGCTAATATTTCTTTTTCAGTCATACCAAACCATTTAGAATTTTTATTCTTAGCTGATTTTTTAGCTTGACCTTTTGCATCAAATTTAGGTTTAAACATTCCTATAAAGGATGTTACACTTGTCCAATCTATTTGATCTTGGTCATTACTTTCGTAAACGTGACCTTCTTCTTTAAATATTACACTCATATTTATGTTATTGTTGCGTACCACCAATAACCTTCTTGGTTAGTAATAATACTGGTTATTTTATCTTTGTATATGTAATTAATTTGCATTATTTTAATTTTTCTTCTTGTTCTTCTGTTAATAAAGCTAACCATTTTTCTTTTGGACAAGCTGATGATGGGGATCTAACTTTAAATTTAAGACTGCATCCGCAATCACTACAACAAGGTTGTGTTCCAGGTGCAAAACAATTATCACCTTTATTATCAATAAATTCACAACTATTACAAATATCCATTCTTGTAGTTGCCATAATTTCTATATGCTCTTTTTTAAAAATAGTATTAAAAGTTCCTTCATAGATCTTATCTATATTTTTAATTGCATCAAGTATGTTTTTAATTTTCATTCTTTTTGGCTTTAAAGTTTTTTCTTTCTTCATGCAGCTCATTCATTTTTGTTTTTGCTTTTTCAAGCAATTCTAACTTTTCTATAACACCCAAATGTTTTTTATATCCATTAAAAGTATTTTTTTCAAGGTTACCTAAACAGCTTTTATTTTTTTTAATTGCGTTATCTAGCTTTTGTTTTCTTAATGTAAAAATACCCAAACCAAAAACAGATATGTTTGGGTATTCTACATTCGATAAACTGCTTCTTAGCTTGCTATAATAAAAAGCGACAAAATCATCTACAACATCTTGATGAACTCCTACTTTATTAGCGATACCTGTTTTAAATTCTTTATAATGCTTTGGTCTCAATACCTAATATTTTATAGTCTAACAATACAGTACCTTCTGTTTGAACATTTATTCCTGTATAGAGAGAGATTTTCTTTTTATTATTTCCAATCTTTATGATTAGATTTTTTTTGCTTGCTTTTGCAATTGAGTTACGAGCTGACTGAGGGCTTTTAAAAATACCCTTATCCGTTAAGTTATTGCAAAATACTGTAAGCTCAATTTCTTTTTGTTTAGCTAATTCAGCTAAGCACTTTAAATCAGCATTGCTAATTTGTAACTTATTAAAAAAACAATATGTAATTATTTGATATTCAATTATTTCATCAAGACTTACTTTTATTTTTTTATCTACTTTATTTACTAATGTCATATTTTTATAATTTTAATAACATTTCAATTAATTTAGGATTAGGATAACAATCAAACTTATCTCTTCTAACATTAGTGTGTGTAAGTAATCCTTTAACTTTACCTTGATAAGCTTCTTGTTGAAATTCAAATGCTTTAGTTGGCCCGTATTTTTTAATCCATTGTACTAAACCTACTCTTAAATCAATAGCATCTCTTTCACCAATGTGTCTTAAACATTTTTCTAATTCTTCAATTTGTTTGTTAGAATAATTATGCCAAGTAGTATATCCTTTAAAAGGTTCTTTTAATTTGCATATTTGAGATATAGCTGCTTTCTGGCCAACGTATGTTTTTAATTCTTTACTCAAGTATCCAAAATTACAAAGCTCAATACCTACGGATTTTCTATTCATAATACCCGATCCGGTTTTACCTAAGTGCCAACCCTGACCTCCATCAGGAAAAGCTTGTAAAGTAACACCATCATAAGTATCATCACCGTTAGTTATTTTTTGACCACCTAAAACAAACTCAGTTGCAATTTGACCGCGATTATCTCTACCCCAACTATCAATACACTTATAAGGATTTTCCCATCCAGCAGTGTGGTGAATAAAAACATATTCATTTTTAATAGGACCTTTAATGTATTCATGTTTAGGTAAATAATGTCTATGAATTATTTGATTATAATTAGTGGTGTAAAATTGACCCATAACATCAGTGTCTTCATCAATAGCATTTTTTTCTGAGTTTATTGTAAAAAGCAAAGACCATAAATTATTATTAACTATACCATCAGGATTAGAGTTAACATTTAACTGATATTTAATAACTGCTTTTTTTGTTTTTGGTCCAAATACACCATCAGGATTAATACCTAAAAGTATTTGGAGTTTTTTAACGTCAGCTCCTTTAGAACCTTCTTTTAAAAACTCCATTACTTTATTTTTAATTTGTTATTTAATTTTTCTTTTGTAAAATCTTTAGCTGCTTCTGATTTTTCATCTGAATTTTTTTCAGTATACATTTGAGCTAAAATCATTTGAGCTTGAATTTTTTCTACTCTGGCTTTTTCTATATCTCTAAGCAGTTCTTCATATTCTTTCTGAACTTTAAGATGCTCAATGTTTGTTTTGTAAAAAGCTGTAATTTCTTCTCTACGTTTTTCTAATTCTTCTTTAGTAAGACTTGCATTTTCATTTGTTTCATTCTGTACCATAACATGTTGATTTATATGTGAAGTACAAATATAAGAAATAAAGTTTAAATTTGATAAGTTTAAAATATTATTCTTAAAGCTTTGTAGTTAACATTTTATGTAATACAGCACATTTTTCATATTCTTCATTTTTTTCATAATATTTAATTATTCCATTAAGTATATTTTCAGTTAACTCTTCATCAATATTATGTGCAATTATTGTAATTGGATTAGATGTTTTTATGTTATTATTAATTAAATCTTTAAATGTTATTTTTTTAGTTATAATATCATATGAATTGTCAAAAGCTTTTTTTATAAATTCTTTACTTTCTAAAAAACTCTTTATTACTTCAGTACTTAATTCATCGTCATCTAAATCTTCAAAATCATCATAATTATTCATAGTAGTTATTTTATTTGTTATAGGAATACATCCTTATTAATATACTAATTTAAAACATCAAATATAATTATTTTTTTGATCTGTAACAACAAGCCCCCCTTCTTATACAAAAAATAATGACCCCCCTGGTACTTATAATTATTTATGTATTGCATAGGCTAGGGGACATAGGATATTGCTCCCCTCCTAAATATTGAGCGGCATGTACCCCGTATAAGTCTAACATTTAAATTTTTAATTACCATGAAAAATCAAGTTTATTTCAGCAAGATGAGAGTAAATGCTAACACGAAAAACGTAACCATTTACGTCACATCTGAACCAAGGCAACGCAAAGACCTAGAAGTCTTAGGTTTTGCCATGGCACTACGCGTCCAAGACAATGTCTTGAATGGTCAGCTTAATCTAGTAGACCCTGAAACGGGAACTAGCATGAAGTCTAACCATCCCTTGGTACAGAAGATGCAATCATCTCTTAAACCAGGAGACGCTATGCCAGGATTAACAATAAATCCTGACAACCCAGTGACAAGCCTTGAAACAGGCGAGCCACTACGTAACCTGTATTGGGTAGAAGCAGCAGTATAGCTGCTTTGACCCGCAAAGGTTTAAATTAATAATGAAAGATCGCCTGTTACGCACA